GCTATTGTAACTGGTTTGTATACTGATGTACCCACATCATGTTGTACAGCAGTCTGTGCTGATCTCTCATCAATAATAAATTGAGTTACATTCTTATCACTGAATGTGATTGTCTCATTACCAATTAATATAGATCCTGTAGCATCCCAACCAGTAGTAGAGAATACATCAATTCTTTGTCCTGCTGCTGTAGCAGTACCTGTTAATACTTTCTCAAGTTGAGTCTTAGTTGAGACACCAAATACACCATTAACTGTTTCTGATGCTAGAACAATATTATAAATTACTTCTCCATCTCTAGTTCCATCTGCATATACATTGTCTACAACAGCATCTGCATAATCATACTCAACTGTATCAGACTGAACAATTTTCTTTCCTACCAAATTCTTTACGTCACCAGATATAACTTTACACTTAAGTGCATACACATTTATCCAATCTGCATCAGATGATTTGTATGTAAAGTCTCTTGGTTTGTATACCTCAGGTTTTACAATTTTAGGTTGTCTTCCACCACCCGTTACTAGGTTCATGTAACCTTCATCACCATCAAGACCTGACATATAACGATGGTAAGCACAGTAATAGTAAATCCTATTAGTCTCACCCAATTCCATCATGAATTCTGGTTGAAATTCATTAGTGTAATTTGTTTTTACTCCATTAACAGGAGCACTGTTATAATATAATTGACCACCAAGTAATGTACCCTCTTTAGTTGTACTAAACTTCATAGGGTGACCCTGTGGATGCACAGGCATTGGTAGATTAGAAGGATCAGACTGGTTCCATATGATTTGCCAGTTCTGCCTCATTATTATACCTTCTGGTGCAAGGTAATATTTGCCAGTTTCAAAAGGACCGAAGATACGTGCAAATTGACCAAAGTCAATATAGAAAATACCATTGGGGAATGTATATACTGTACTAGCAGTAAATGATGATCCAGTAGGACCTGTTACATTATCTCCAAGAGAAAATGAACCCGATAGTTGTCTTAAATATAACCTTGTAATTTCGTTCTGATCATTTCTAACAATCTTAGCAATTTCACCACTAGCATTACCACCAGTCTCATTCAATCTATCTCCAACTAAGAATTGACCAGTAGGACTTGTAACATTTATTGCAACGTTATCAAATTCAGACTTAATAAACCATTCAAACTGTGCTAAGTTTGAACGTGCGTTTGTATCTTTATCTTGATCAACAAGAGTATTGAAAATAAACTTAATTGAACTGTCAGTACCTTTCGCTTTATAAAACTTTTGTATATTCTTAATTAAAGTTCTCTTATCTACATTACCTCTAAGATATTTCTCAGGAAAAGAACCTAGGTATTGCTTCTCAAAATTCTTGACGAAAGCATATAAGAAAAGATTACTGACATTGTAAACTTTTTGACCAGAAGCATGTGCTGCAGCAGTTGTAGTCTCAAATGTAGTCTCATGATATAAGTCACCAAGAGTTACATTACCACTAACTCCTCTAGTACAACCTTGTAGTGTAGTATCAGTTCTAGTTGCATAAAATATTATCTCATCATCTATTCTGACGTATCCGTCTGCTTTTGGAAAACTCGTTGCATCTTGTAATACAATTGTGTCGCTAGAATTAGTGATACTAGTGTCAAGAGTATCATGTTGTCTAAGTATGTTTTTTTCATAGTAATCAATATCTGCATATTTCTGAAGATTGTTTATAACATCTAAAGTACCACCTTGTACCTCCTGTGACTCATAGTACTTTTCTACAAACTTCGTAAAAAGTTCATATTCTGTACTAATGAACTCAGGAAGTTGAGTCTCTATTAGAGTGGAGATTCGCTTTGTCTTAGCAGCAACCATTTAATTACTCTTTATATGCAGTGAAGGATGAATTAGCAACGTCAACGTCAAGGTATACCTCACGCATTGCCTTGATATCGTTTGATAGGGGTTTTACTCTTAGTGAAATACGATTGTCAAAGAAACTACCTTGAATAATAGTCAAGGCATACATCTTTAACTCACCTTTTATATAATCTATGTCGCCAATATCGTTGTCAAGGACAACCTTCTCACCAGTTACGGTATCTAGTCTATATAGGACAATTTTCTTATTCCTATCTTCAACATAGACGTCAAAATTAGGATATTCAGTTACTCTAAAACCAGTAGATGATAGGACTGGATCATCACAGTCTTCATCAAAGGCATTCTGGAAACATACCTCATAATAGAAGGTAGAATTTAACTGAGGATAGAAGTCTTTCCTCATTGTTACAGATGTTAGGTTAGAGTTAATACTTACATCAGCATCATCAATAACTCCTACCGCCTTACTATACCTAAACTTACCATTAAACTTCTCAGTATCACTTGTATCAAGATAAGACTGTACTGTAGAAATAACTTTATCTCTAATCTGTGCAGCAGTTTGATCAGTAACACCACTATTGTAATAAATTTTACTACTTAACTCAACAAAAAGAATAGAGGGATCTACGATACGTGGTTCTACAGAAGCAACAACATATTTTTTAAGATCAGCAATGATCTGTGATTTTGTTAATGATGTAAGATAACTTGCATCAGTTGGTTTTAATGAGATGAATACTTTACCATATTCTGGTGGATCTTGATCCTCTCCACCAAATATAATAATGTCACTTGTTGCTGGATATACTTTTCTTACAATTGCTTCATAGTCATTAGCGGTCACTGCACGGTCTTGTGTGCCATATGCCTTAGGAGCAGTGTATTTTATCTTAGCAGTGCTTTCTACCTCTTCACCGCCCGATGAAGGAGTACTTGATGTAACTGTAGTTGTAAAAGCATTAGGACTAACACCATTTGGATTTTGTACAACACCACTAAAAACAAATGTCTTAACACCATTGCTTTCAGGACCTGCAGTAGTAAGATATGTTACTTCAATACGTGTATTATTATCAACTTTCTTTCCTAATACACCATCACCCATCAATATCTCATATCTTTGATCTTCAATTTCGTCTATGAAGAATACTTTTGATGTGCCATCGACACCTAGAATATTATCTGCAACTTTATACTCTTCATTGAATGAACCACCGCCAGGATATACTTTAACTCTAATTGTATTAGTATCAATATCAGCATTATCTAAAACAAATCTTTGACTCTTAAGAGAACTATTAACAGTGAATGTACTTTGTAATTGTGTTCCTTCTTGAATAGGTACATTAGTAAATGTTGCAACATTATTAACTACCTGTCCTGTAACATCTTCAGTTACAACATAAGAGTAAATGTTATTATCATATGAAGATATAAAACCTGTTCCTGACTGTAATATTAATTCTGTGTCACTTGTAGCATTGGTATAGTTAACATTAAATGAAACATATGCTGTAGGTGAAGTTATACTCTTTGGTCTATACCCTAACTGCTTTGCTAATGCTACTACGTTATCTCTTAGCGTTGCTGAATCAATGAATAGTTCATTGACTACCATATTGGTATTGAATGCTGTGTAGTAAGTATTATAAGCAAGTGTATCAATTAGAGTTGCTAATGCACTACCCTCAAAATCATAGTCAGTAAATTCTGACTGTGCTCTCATATAATCTTTGAGAGATATTTTGATCTGTTCAAAATCTAAATTGGAGACCTGTGAATAAGGCATTATCTTGTACGCTCTAAGAAGAATTCTACTGCCACTGGTCTGTCTTCTCTACCTAAAATCTTATATTGAACTTCTATGTTATAACCGTTGTTATCAAAATCAACGTCACACAAAATTCTCTGTAAGGATATTCTTGATTCATATCTATTAAGACATGTACCAATCTCCTTTTTTAACATTGCAGCAGAACCATAATCCAATGGTTCAAATAACATGTTCTGTATACCAGAACCTAACTGAGGTTGAAACGGTCTTTCTCCTTTCTTTGTCAATAGAAGATTTGTTATAGACTGTGCTATTGCAGCATTATCCTTCACCGTTACTAAATCGTCAGTAACAGGATGTTTTTTGAATGTAACACTCAAATCTTTGAATGTTGCAGGACTCGGCATTTAAAGACAGTATGGCTGCTTTTATTTATCCATCTTTTCTGAAGTTAGTGCACTCGTCAAGGAATTCTCTCTTTCTCTTCATCTCAAAC